GTTGCTCATGGAGACGGATAAACAAAAACATCCAGCTGGTATCTATGAGTGCCCAAAATGCAGTGCGTGGGTGGAGGTGTTCGTTCCTCTGAACGAGCTCCCCACCCACCCCTGTGGGGTAGGTAAGAGGTCCAAGCATATGGAGTACAAAGGAACAAGTCGTGTTAAGACTAGGAATAGTGTCGGGTGATTGGATTCACCCATCTAAAACAGGAGAACCGACCCCACGATGGGGTGGCAGCGGATGGGCTCGCCTAGGTCAGTACGTAGGTCACCTACCTTTTGAAGTAAGCGTTGGTACACTCACCTGGTATCACAACAGGTTTGTAGTTGTTTCTATTGACAACGAGATACATGAAGTAGACGTAATATACATGCAAAGACTGATGCATGAAGGGCTTACACATCACGTGCCCATGGCAATCGCAAATGGTCAAAAAATTATAAATGATCTTGATGACTGGTACTGGGGCTTGAACCCATCAAACATGGCGTTCACTGCTAATCACCCAAAGGTCAACAAAGACGAGAACACAAACAACTACAGAGCAATATTAGCTAAGTCCTCAATGTTGACTGTCAGTACACAGTACCTAGCTGATCGAGCGTCCTCATTTGTGAGATGCCCAATACAGGTTATTGAAAACACTGTTGATATCAATCGATTTACACAGGCAATCTACACTGACAGCGAAACACCAATTGTTGGGTGGGTTGGGTCAACAGCACACAGAAGCCGAGACATAGAAACTTTGAAGGGTGTGCTTGATCCAATGGTCAAGAGTGGAAAGATTACCTTGTACCACGGTGGGCATTACGAACACGCGCCGTCATTTGCCAGTAAGTTGGGCCTAACAGAAGACTTAGTAACTACCGAAGTGATGCGCCCAGCTGAGCGTTATCCGGAGTTGATGAAGATGGATGTGGGCATCGTTCCACTAAACAAGACTCCGTTTAATATGGCTAAGTCAGACATTAAAGGTTTAGAGTACGCAGCGTCAGGAATACCGTTCATTGCGCAAGACTTGGATTCTTACGTAAATTTGAACAAAAAATTAAACGTTGGGCTGATAGCCAGTAACCCAAAAGAGTGGATAAAACACCTGAAGTATTTAGCCAATCCAAACAATCGAAAAAATGTTGGAATTGAACTGCGCTCCCGCATACAATCAAGAGACATTTCTCACGGTGTACAGCACCTAACAGACTTAATCAGTAACATATGATTACCACAAGACAACTTAAATGGCTTAATTACGCTGTAGATGTTTCCTCCACCGCAACCCATTACCAATGGAGAGTCGGGGCTGTCCTCGTAAAGGGAGGCAGGGTTTTAAGCATGGGGGTAAATCGTTATAGAAATTTGCCCTCGCAAGTAGATCTTGAGGGTGTTTCGTATCACGCTGAGGAGGTTGCGTTAAAGCGCGCCGGCGATGTCGAAGGAGCAACAATATTTGTTGCAAGAGTTACAAGAAGCGGGCATCTTGGTTTAGCAAAGCCTTGCGAAAGATGCCAAGAGCTACTGCACGCCCATGGGGTACATTCAGCGGTATGGACTGAACCAACAGGATTTGGAAAAGCAAAAATTGACGACTTGATTTTCAGCCGGATTTGAGACAAAAAAAATATACCCCGAGCGAGCAACTAAGAAGTTTAGTCGCCCGCTCGGGGTTTTGGTTATTTGGACGGCGCCACGATTAGCACGTGGGTGTGTCAAACAGGCCAATAATACGGAAGATCATCCGGTATGTTTGGCCAGTATGGTTGGTACACACCTGGTAGCTTTCTGATTAGGTTAGACCTATGTGAAAGCATTATCTTTTTCTCTGTGAAAGCATGCTCTAGCCACCATGGATCTGGCTGATTCGCCCATTGAGGGCAATCTTGCATGATTTTAAAGCTTTTTGTAAGACACGTGTCTTTGTACCCTTTTCGGGTCCAAGCCTGACATATAGCCATTTGGTATCTAAACAGGGTGCATTCATATCCTTTCCACATGCGTACTGCTGGGTGATTTTTCCAACCAGTTGTTTGACCACCAGCCAAGCAGCCCAAGATTTGCAAGTTTTCTACACGTTGCTTACCTAAACGTTTGTTGTCTAAACTAGCCGCGCTACGTGAAAAGTTACTTCCGTATGGCAAAAACGTTTGCACTGTTCCTCCTATGCTTCCAACGCATCTTTGTAGTTGCTCAGTAATATTGATTGTTCTTCGACAAGTTGTCGTAGTCGTTCAATCTCGTCGGCGGCATCACCGAATAGTGGCTCTTTGTGTGCAAACCAAGGTTCTTGTATGCGTTGCTTGTAGCGCAGTCGGTAAACTATATCGTTAGCCATGTGTGTGTTTGCTCTTTCTTCTGCTAACTCAATGGCTGGACCGTAGTTATCCCAAGTGTCTTCGTCACCGGTCTGTACACCGTAAGGTACGAGCCCCTGCACACACAAGTCACTAAACGCTTCTTTGATCAACTTAAGTTGATCGCTTCTACTTAGTTTTTCGAATGCTTTGTTCATTTTGAATCCTTGTCTACTAGTTCTCCACACCAATCGGTAACCCCAACAAGCGGCCACTTTGTACCGATGCCGGCAATCATTACTGGTGGATGCCTACGACACTGCCCCTTATCTTTATAAAGGGAGTTGTAATACTTACAATTGGTACAAGTTGATCTTGTGAGCATTACAGCTCCTTCATTTCTGCTAACTCCGCACATGCCATGCTTACTGATTCGTACAAATCATAAAAGGGTTGCTCTTCAAATGATTTGACGACCTCGCCCCAGGCAGAGTCGGTAAGAACAAGGTCGTCGTCTTCACCGTAGTTAAACGCCGATTTGTGGTACAGGATGACACACACCTCATCGTCATCCTTTATACCCAAAGTATTGATAATCTCCTTCAGTTCACTAACTTTCATTACATCTCCTGTTCAGGTGAGAAACATTGCTTGAGTATGAAACTCGGAAGAATTGCCATTTCTTCCAAGTCGTCATAGTAAGATTGGGTATTGTTGCTTAACTCGGGATGTTCGGGTGTTACCACACCCTTTTCAAACACCCATGATATGTCTAGACCACAGGCATACAAGAACACCAGCATTCTTTCGTGCTGTGAAAGCTCATTTAAATCGTAGTTACCGGAAGTGTAACTAGCGCCAAGCTTTTCATGGCACTTGTTGCAGGTGTCGTTCCACAGTTTTTTAGTGGACTTTACACTACAGCCCTTGGATTTACAAACATACCTTTTTTTCCGACGCATCAATCCTCCTTAACTATTGTGTAGCGGTCACCAAATTCGGGGTTGATACCAAGGTTGGAACCATCCTCCCAATTGACTGAGATAGTCCCGGTGTCATCAACAAACACTACGACACCCTCGGCACCAGGACGAAGCTTGGTGTATGGGTCATTTGTGTACTGTAAACGTACACGCTTACCGATCAGGTTAACGTGATGCTTTGATGTTGCCAGTTTGTAGTTCATAAGTTTCTCCTATTCAAACTTGTAGTATTGGTCGGGGCAAAAGTTGAGTACTGCTGATGCAGTAAGGGCAATAAGCATCTGACGACTGTTGTAGTCGGGGGCTGACTGTTCCAAAGCGGTAGCGACGTCCCAAGCCTGAGCACCAGCGCGCAAGGAATCGCACACTGCGTAACCAGTATCGATGAGATCACTGTCGCTCACTCCGGTGTACCCAAACTCGGTTTGGATATCAAAGAGGAACTCATCCTCATCTGACCATACCTGGGGTGCTGGAGTAGCGATTGGTGCGTCAGTCGTGCGCACCACCTTAGTAGTGGTATCAGGAGCGTCTGTACGCTCAACGTACACCGTTTCTGTACCACCACAAGCCGCTAGGCTAAAAAGTCCAACTGCTAATATTCTCTTCATTTGAATCACATCTCTTTCTGTAGTGTGTCTGGGTTGTAGCCAATGTCAATTAAAAACTCCCTAAGTCGTTTAATCTCGGCATTGAGGGCATGGTACAGGTGTTGTCTTTCGATATTCTCAATCAACGCAACCTTTTCCAAATGGTCTGGATTACAACATAGCGTGTTACGGCAAAGGTGGTCCAGAGTTTCTGCTTTGGTCAAACTAACGTGCTTATGCTGTTCGTATGACCATCTGTGTGCTTGATAAGCTTTGTTGCCTATGTACATTCTTCCGTAACCTTTGTCCACGGTTCCTGTCCATATCCAACATCCGTCATCGGTTTTGTTGATGTTTTTCCAAAACTTATCTTCTGGAAGCTTTGTTTTTTCTATAGCGTGTAGCTTCCCATCACGCTGTAGTTGTTTGTAGTGCGCAGCGCAAAGATTCTTTGCTACTGCTTTTTCGCTACACAACGGGCCTCGGCACAACTTCATAAATGCTCCTTTGGACAACGCCACGATGGCATCGCGGAGTAGTCTACACTACTGCGCTTGCTCCTTAGCTCGTTTTAGTCTTACCTTTCTGCGCTCTCTTGGACTTAGGCCACCAAATATCCCAAACATGTCAGTGTCATGTTTGTTATTAATGGCTTCTTCCAAGCATTCTGTTTTGACAGGACACGATGCGCATATCTCTTTTGCTTCACGGGTTGAATGCCCACGTTCTACAAAAAAGATTTCAATCGGCTTGCCACGACACGCAGCTTTTTCTACCCAACTTGTGTTTGTCACTTTATACCTCTACTTTGTACAACTTTTTGAAGTCTCGTCTCATTGGATGCAGAGACGATTCGGTTCCGTGCGTGGAATATGTTGGTCCTTGGATATGAGATGGGGGACTGATTTTGTAAACCCCACCCTTGTTTCGGGTAATTGAGAACCCAAGTTCTTCAAGTTTTTTGAACATTTTCCTCACGGCTTTTGAGTGGTGTTGTGCGACCATGAGGGAACCCTAACAGAGGTTGCTACCTCCATCAACTATCCTTTCCATCTAGCATGGCAAAACCGGCTTCAAGTACGCTTCGCACTTTGTCTTCCATTTCTTCAGTATTAGCTGACTTTGTCGACAGGTCAAAGGCCAACTTATTGGACAACAACAGCAGTGCGTCAGACATAGTTCCTGAGTTACGTTCCACTTTGTAAGGCTTCATGAGTAGAACTCGATTAACGTTGTCCCACACTGTAGCTTCGATTGAGTTTGGTCCGTCTGAGTACATGCAGATAAAGACACATAGTTCTTCGCCGGTATCAGGGTTGTAACCTTTACCGGGAGCAACAACACCAAATCGTTGATATCTCATCATGCCTGGGTTCATACAAAGCTTCTTGACCAAACTCTGTATTGTTTCGCAATCACTGTTGTCTAGGTCGTAGATGTTTTGGATGTTATCGTCGTCGTCGATTTCGCACACCATTGGTGCGAGAACATCCCACATCATCAAACGTTGTTCTGCTGTTTCTGACATTTTGTCAAGAACACGCACCAAAGACAAACAGCTGACTCCTTCTGGAGCCATAACCAAATCCTCATCAGCTGTTTCAAAGAAACTGAATCCATAATCACCCATTTTTAATTTCCTCCATGTTAAGTAATGCGTTTACAATGTTTCTTATATCCAACAGTCTGTCAGTCATGACAGGTGCTGAAGCAATTTGATGACCCGCTGTAATGCTCAGTGTGTCATCAATTTCTGAAAGAACTTTGTATAGTTCTTGTTTAATCTGCTCTTTGGTCACTGCTCCTCCTCCTCCTCAAGATTGTTAAGAATGGTTTCAAAGAAGTTGAATGTTTCGTCAAGGTCTTGAGCAGCCATTAAGTACTCCATTCTAGAAAGTTCGTGGTCAAGCTTCTTCTTTTCGCTATGCCGGTTCTCCAACATCTCAGCAAACTCAATTGCCATTTCTTTGATGTCATTGTTGATCGTGTCGTTCTCCAGACCTTCATCAACTTCTTGTTCTCTGCGTAGGTGTTCTTCGTAGGTTTCACGCTCTAGCTGCCTAGCGCCTTCGGGATCGTGTATAAACTCACGATCTTTGAAGATAATAAGACCCAGTTGTGAGGCAACACCCGTCTCCGACGGCGTCAATCCAGTTTGACGTTGTAGTTCTTCGACAAACAACTCCATCTCGTTGGACATGATCTTGGGGTCTCTGTGGTCCTGCATGTATCTTCCCAGCATGCGTTCTGTGAAGTCCGTAGTTACCTTGTACATCCACACCATATCGTGGCTCGTTTTAAAGTATTGCCACTCTTCTGGCGTAGCAGGTGAATGGCCATGCTCTTCAAATACTCCGTAGTAATCAAACATTTTCTTGTTCTCCTTGTTGTATTTTGAGGTTTAATGCTTCTAACAACTGACATTTTTTACACACATGTGAGTACTTACCCCCACTAAATGCGTTAAAAGTGTTATTTTTTGTTTGTTCTTCCATGTGTAATTGATACTCCTCAGTTCTTACACAGCCACATTCGACTGCAAAGAGAGAAAGTCTCAAAGACTTGTAAGAATTTGTGGTGTACTTTGTCTCAGAATTGACTACTTCCGAAACTATGTTCAGTAAGTTCTCTTCCAAGGTTTCTCATTTCACTCGTAGTTGTTTGTACTCCGTCTTCTTTGTTACTTGATCCACCACCTCTGGTTTGATTGTCCCCATTTTGATTGCGGCGTCCATCAGTTGAGTGTCAACTGTTGGTTTTGTTACCTTGTTAAACACAGCAGCACTAACTAAATCCTTCAACACCGCAGCGTCAAACGATCTTCTTGCCGGCACCGTCAGTTCAATTACGGTGTCACCAATTTCAATTGACTTAACGTTTGATTCATGCATCTTGTTCTTCAGTGTTTCATCAAGCGTTTTGAAATCTTTTTCAATTGCTTCCAACTTGCTTTTGAGCTTCAGCCATTCTGTGGCTGTTACTTTCAACTCATCATCAAATGCTGACATGTTCATTTTCTCTTTCGGTACGAGTCCAAGACTCCGTTTTGTATTTGCTCTAACAACACCTCTCCTTGACCGTCAATTAAAATGCCGGTTGAAAAGGCTTTTTCTTCTAGGACGTTCCACAATCTTTCATCGATTGTTTCGCATCCTTCGATATGACACAGAGGTATAGTTATGTGTACATCTAATGTCTGAGATATCCGATGTAACCTATCCTCTGCCTGCTTCAAGGCCGCAGGGTTCCATGGTAACTGGGCGATAACACCTCGGTAGTTTTGGTTTACACCATTACCAGTAAGCGTTAACCCAGTCCCAGCTGAAACTATTTGACCAACCATAACCCTAGATGCTCCGCTGTTAAAGTCGTGTACTGCGTTCTTCTTAGCAGTTTCAGACATTCCACCACGTACTTCACAAGGGTTATACTTAGATAATCCTGCGGTTAAAGCGTTCATCGTGTCTACGTGCTCAGCTACGATGAACATACCTCCTGGTTCATTATCAAGTATCTCAGACACATACTTGACGATGGCGTCAGCCTTGGCTCGACCCACGTGTTTACGTAAATACCCTAGTTGAACCAAAGCATAAGCACGTTCTGCACCAGTTGTGTCTCTGTTTATTGATTCCAACCAAGCAATAAGATCATAATGAACATCCATATAATCTTGAACTGCTGGGCCGGAACCCTCAAGTGCAACAGTTGATCTGAACTTGGTTGGCAAATCAATAACTTCATCTCGTTTACGTCTGAACATAAACGAGTTGTGCATCCGGTTCTTTAGGTCAAGGTCGTTGGTAGACACTCGCCCAACCTTACGTCCGTTTATAGTCTTGCCAGACCAAGGAGCGTAATGCTGATAGAAATGCCCAATGCCACCTATTCCCCGCCATGCGTTAGAACCAAGGAAGTCTATTTGAGACACCAACTCCATGTTTCTACCGTTTGGGGCCGGCGTACCGCTCATCAAGATCCTAACTGCATCACTGGGCAGATAGTTACTTATGCTTATCAAAGCTTTAGTACGCTTTGACACATTCTTGAAGAAGTGTGCTTCATCAACGATGATCGCATCTATTTCTCCCATAAGAGCAACTGCCCAATGAGTTAGTACAGCGTTACCAATTATGTAAACATCCGCATCAGGAAGACTATGTACTGATTGTCCACGCAGTACAGCAGTTTTCAGACTTGGATTGAATTTACTTATCTCGCTGACCCAGTTCCACACCAAACTTGGTGGGACTACAATTAGCACCTTTTTGTTCTCCTGCTCAACCAACGCAGACGCCACAGCAATGGCTATTGCTGTTTTGCCCAACCCCATGTCTAATGCAAGATAAGACTGCTTTTTAGAAACAGCCCAATCAAACGCTTCGACTTGGTAGTCGTACAGGTTTATGTTGAGAGACGGTAAGGCTATCGAATTGGACGGGGTCACGTTTGCCGACATGCCCTGTCTCATTCCTGTCCCGGTGCGTACAGAATATTTTGGTGTTCGTCTGTGTATATAAGACTCATTGGGTCTATTGGGTGGCCCCAAGAACATCCAAAATCTTCGCTTGCCCAGTTAGCAACAACACTCAAAACATCTTCAAGTGTTGGCTCAGGGTATTCACCAAACTCTTGCAGAGTACCCATAACAGCCTCCACAGAGTAGTTCATAACCTTTATGACTGAGATAAAAGACGGAAGTTCATCGTCCATTTCTACATCAGATACTTCTGACCATTCCATGTTTTCTCCTAAGCTAGGAAGCTTACTAGGGACTTTTCGACAAGCTTGGGAAGCTCAGCTACATCACGCATGTAACCAGAACTATCTCCACCCTTGTCTGACACATATTGCATAACCCAATCGTTGTCACCAAGAGCAAACAGTATCCAATACTGTCCAGGTTGGGAGAAAGGTTTGATTGTTTTTACGCTTGACCAAGCACCGTCAGTCAACACGATAACAAGGTGTCGTTCCTTATCCAACTTTTGGTTGCGTACTTGCATAAATGCTGCTTTGGGATTAGTACCACCACCATCATGTATGAGAAGTGGATTGGGCTCTTCGTCGTTGTGGTACAACATGAACGCTTCGGTATCAAACGTGGATATTGTGCAAGGTATACCCAAGCTGTCGCACGCAAGTCTAATGCCATACGCTGCTACTGACAACTCATCCATCCAAGCATCCATAGAACCAGACGTGTCAAGGATGACGGATAGAGCGAGATTGTGACCCGTTGAACCTTCTCCTTCGTAGTCAATCCAGTAGTCAATGTCACCAGGTTCATGTGTTTTGTAAGTAACAGGATCCAACACACCGTTTGTTTGTCTAAATCTCCACGCTGGATCTGCTGTAACTGCCAATGGTTCAAGAGCATTGAGCATGTCGTTTGCCACCTTCTTAGACTTCGCAATCAAATGTTGCGGCATTGGGCTGACCGCTTGATTACGTAGCATTGGGTTTGACAACTCTCTGTTGACGTCAGACATGAACTGCTCTGCCTCAGATGCATTTGACAAGCTTCGTGACGCTTCGATTACTCTGTTTTTCAACTGTTGTCTCAGGCTCTCGTAATCAACGTTGCTCTTGATTTTGCCACCGGAACCTTGTGTGCCAGCACTGTGGCTATTTGAACGAGTGTCTGACTCAACAGAACCTGAGGTTTCTTTGTCACTTAGCTTGCTTTCGCCGCTTGGTTTATCACCTTCACCTTCACCTTCACGTGATTCACCATTGGATGAAGCCCCATTAGTAGATGGTTCATCTGATGCCTTACCTTTTCGGGTTGACTGTGTGTTGACTTCTTCACCGTCAAACTTTGGCTTCTCTTTTACCTCGGTGTTGTCCGGTATTTTGTCTCCGTGGTCACCTGGTTCTTTAACACTTCTTGGGTGTTGGCTTCCTCGGTGCGATTCATTACTGCGATAGTAAGGGTTTCGTGGTGTTTGGGGTGTTGGAGTTTGGTCATGACCCGAGGTCCATACGTGTAAGAAGTTTGCAAACTCCCAACACGAAACAACAACCTCGGTAGCCGTAGACGATGCTCGGAACTTACGAACAAGTTCTTCGCATTCATCAATCAGTTCCAATGGCTTATCGGTGCTCTCAAGGTAGTCAACTGCCAGTTGTTTTACAATGTTGTAAAGTTCATCCGACAGGTACATACGACTTGCAATCATGGGCCAACTCAATCCTGGATGTTTTGCTGGCTCAACAATTAGTTTGAGTGTGACCATCTCAAGATAGTTGCCCATCTGTGGTGTACCCCGCACAACAATGTCTTCCATTCGGCCATCCTCAAGGATGTTCCACGCTGGGCGTATCCAATCCTTTACCTTGCCAAACTGGTATCTGTGCATAACAACTCCGTCAAGAACTGAGCAACGCCCACGCTCGTTATCACCCCAGTGCTTTAACGCGTCATTGATTGACATTGTGTTTGATACATAAGGTGACTTCATTAAATCAAAGTCATCTTTGTACGCAGGGTAATGTTCTACGTTCTTGTCGTTAGGCCAAGAGCTGAATCTATTGATGCCAATAGGTTCTACCAGATTGTCCATCAACGCACAGTCAAACAGTACATCAAACGGGATGGTGTTGAGTAAATGACCACCTTCGTGATACACCGCACCCTTGATAGCAGTCAGCCCATCAGCCAAAGCATCCATATCCGTAAAGTTAAACAACTCTGGATTGAATTCAATGTTGATTGTCTCAAAGTCTGTGTACGCCAGCACCGGTTGCGATATTTCTGTGCTCTGGTTTACCACAAGTTTTGGGTTGATACCAAAAGATGTCAACACGGACTGTGCTCGCTGACTCAGAACATATGAAATTGCGGTGAACTGTCTGCGAAGTGCCATAACATCTTCAGTTGTTCTGTAGGTGTTATTGTCGTACGTACGAAACACGGATGGTCGATACAAGGTATCGTCCGAGTCTGGTGACAGCAAAGATAGAACACTTTCTCTGTGTGTATCTTCAATGCGCTTACGCTCACGGTTTGTTTGAGCCTTGGCAGCGTTTCTTCGCTTTACTATCTCTGGATCAATCTTTGGTTTTTTGATTGTCACTGTGTTTCCTCCTTGGTTATCACAGAATGTGTTCAGTGGTTTGGAAATCTTCTGACGGTTGGCCTGTCTGCTCCACCACGGGTTGAGGCTCAAACTCGGCACGGAGCATTTCTTCGATGCCTCGATCCTTGATGATTTCGTTCACGATGATCTTCTCGTTAGATGAGACAAACTGACCTAAGAATGCCCACAAGGAGAAGTCAACGCCGAGATGCACCAAGTCACCTTCCAGAAGTTGCAATGCTCTCGTACCCACAGGAGTGGTGATACTACGCTGAGCGCGAGCATTACGCAATGCTTGACCAAGCAAGCGAATTGCAGGGCTCTTGATCAGTTTCTTCTCAACCTCTTCGTCGTAGTTCCACTCCAACAATTTGAAGCGGTTCGCAAACGCCTCATTTGTTTTAGACATGCCGGCATAGCCTGGGTTCCAAGACGCCAGAATCCACAAGTTCTTATCGGCTTGCACAATCTCTGGGCGGAAAGAACCTTCGTGTGTTTCCACTCCGGTAACGGGATCAGTCAGGATGCGACCATCCCACACTGGCTTGCGGATGTTCACGAACTGATGACGATTGTCCAACAGCGGGTGGATTGCTGCGGTAACAGCACCGGACATTGCATTCACCTCGTCCAGATACAGGATGCCACCGATACGTGCAGCGAGGGCAACAATACCCTCCATCCACACCAACTGCTCATGACCATTGATCACAACAGGGCGATACTGGCCGAACAGGTCGTGGTCGGTGATTGCTGACGAACCAGCCAAGGTGAACACCGGCAATGGCTTCGACAACCCGAGTTGTTCGGCAACCTTGAACGCCATCAACTGAGCCAAGTACGTCTTACCTGATTGGGTATCACCCACAAGTGCAACCGACACCGGATACCCGTCATTCTCGTCACGACGATTGAAGTACTTCATCATCACGTCAATGTCGTTGAGGTTGCCCGCCAACGTGCGTGATACGTAGTTCTTCGGGTTGATCGTGGGTCTGAACGGGTCCAGTGCGGGGTCGTCCAGCGATTCGATTCGGAGGTTGCTGACGACGATACCATTTGACGATTGGGACTGCTGATTGGACGGCGCGGCGTTTGCAACGTTGATACGTCCCAAGATGGTTACACCCTTGGGGAGTATCTCCGTTGTACCGAGCAACGGGTCATCGAATGTTACTTCGATCTTGGACCCGGGACCACCTGGCAACAATGTTGCCCGAGTGATCGTACCCTCAGCATTCTTGAACGGCGGGTACTTGCCCACCACTCGCATGCCCTCTTTCAATTCTTTTGTACTTGCCATGATCTTCCTTATCTCGTGTTGTATTTGCTTTTGTTACATCCCACAAACTTACGTTAAGTTGAGGGAAACTTGATGTGACTTATGTCACTTGTGGTTCATGTACGACTTGTTGGCGGTAACCAGCTGGTCGGTTGCTGAGCACACTATTGGTGTGCTTTTATGTACTCCGAGTACTACGTACTCGGCTTGCTTGAAGCCAAGCGAGTAGCACTTGCTGCTCAAGCAATAATCGAACGGACGTTCTTCGTCCATCTCTTCATCGCAGAACACACATTGTTTTGTCATGTTGTCTCCTTGGGGGGATTGACTGGGTAACGTAGATCATAACGATCGATTTTCTTCAGTTCTCCCATCTTCTTACGCAACCACCGTCGCGTCCCCCAGCGCGTGAGTCCTTGGAACTTCCAAATTTCACGCCAATCGGAGCATGATCCAGAGTCCATAACTGCCCGTACGTACAGACGCCCCACGTAGTGGGTGGCGTTGATCTTCACGATGGTGAACTTGTAATTGTACATTGTTGTCATGTTTATACCTCTTTCGTTTCTGTCCAGGTTGTCCAGACAGTCGCCTCTAGTGTTGTTGCTCCGAGTTTCTCCATGGAGTCTCGGACTATTTTTTCTATGTGGAGTTCTCTCAAATACACATCCACATCATCCTTGTCTAACCAAAGATTTATTTCTTCTACCTCTTCTTCAGTTGGGCCAAGATCTGCTGGGAGATACATATCTTCATCAATCTCCCACGTCACTGTCACTGTCACTTCTTTCTTCATTGTTCACCTCCTTTGAGGCTGCTTCAAGTACTTCTTGAAGTCTAAGGGACTCCACGAATGGGTCCACACACAACAACAGGTCTGACAACTCTCTTGTGTCGGAGAAATACGCAAAATGGTGCGTCACATCCGATCTGAGTGGCTCTTGATACCAATACCAAGAACTAGTTGGTAGTGCTTGTCCGTCTTTCTCAACGGAAAGCATTGTAGTTGGCCCGTCGCATCTAATACATACGACGTAACCATCTACTCCAGTAGGGACTCTACACTGCCCCCACGATGAAACTGTTTGTTTCTTCATTCTCCCTCCAAGTATTCCTGGCCTCGCAAGACCATGTCAACGTACTTGAGTACTACGTCGACTTCCGGTGTGTTGTTGTTGATCCCAAGGTTCCGCTGAAGCCAGCGGAGGTTGGAATCTTCGGACATGTCTCTTCTTGCCAATGGAACATCCATCGGTATGAGCATCATCCTGATTGCCGCTCTTATTGATAACGTCATGATTGTTCTCCATTCATGTAAG